CACCCGGTAGATTCAGTTGTAGATAAACAATTAGATTGGACAAAACCTTTACATATTGGGATGGATTTCAACGTTTCGCCGATGTCGGCTGCTGTAGCTCAAGTCGAGAGAGATAAATTATATTTTGTTGATGAAGTTGTTATTTATGGCTCTAATACTGACGAAATGTGCGAAGAGATAAGAAACAGATATGGAACTAAACTTCCAATATTTATTTATCCTGATCCAGCTGCAAGACAAAGAAAAACCTCTGCTGGTGGTAAAACAGATTTATCTATACTTCAAAATGCTGGGTTTGATGTCAAAGCAAAACTCAGACATACTGCTGTAAGAGATAGGATAAACACTGTCAATTCTCGACTAAAAGATTCTAAAGGTATAAGACATATTTTTATTAGCAAATATTGTAAAACCTTGATAAAAGGATTACAAAGACAAACTTATAAGGAAGATACAAATATTCCAAATAAAGAAGATGGATTTGATCATATGAACGATGCACTTGGATACTTAGTAGACTACATAAAACCTTTAGTTATTCAAAATAGAAAATCAACACCAGCAAGATGGGCAGTTAAATAATGGCATATAGCAGAGAGACGGCTTTAGACGTACATAAAGATTATAAAGAAAACGTATCTTTATGGGAGTATTATATTCGTTCTTATAATGGTGGTTATGATTATACTGTGGGTCAATATTTATCACGATATAATTTAGAGCAAGATAATGAGTTTAATCAAAGACTTGCTAATACTCCTTGCGATAATCATTGTAAAAATATTATTCAAATTTATTCATCTTTTTTATTTAGAGTAAGACCTTCTAGAGACTTTGGAGAAATGGCAGACGAGCCATCATTGAACGTATTTTTAAAAGATGCAGATTTAGAAGGTAATAATTTTAATTCAGTTATGAAACAAGCTCAAAATTATGCAAGTATTTACGGGCATTGTTTTTTAATTTTAGATAAACCGGCAATACAAACAAACACAAGAGCAGAAGAACTAGATCAAGATATAAGACCATATATTTCAATCGTAACTCCTGAAAACTGTTTAGATTGGAATTTTAAAAGAGATATAAATGGTAAATATTATTTAGATTATTTGAAAGTTAGAGAAGAGGTGGATAGAGATGGAGGCACATATGTTCGAATTTGGTATCCTGATAGAATTGAAACTGTTTATATAACAGAGGAAAAAACAGAGCCCACTCTTATAGATACTGCCGACAATCTGATTGGCAAAATACCAGCAGTTATTTTATACAATTCTAAATCGCACAAACGAGGAATTGGTCAATCAGACCTTACAGACATAGCTGATCTTCAAAAAAGTATTTACAATGAGTATAGTGAGATAGAGCAACTGATCCGCCTTACAAATCATCCATCCCTAGTAAAAACCCCGGGTGTCAATGCATCTGCTGGAGCTGGTGCAGTAATCGAAATGCCTGAAGAAACAGAGCCAAATTTAAAACCATATTTACTACAACCATCTGGTCAAAACCTAAATGCGATTATGGACTCTATTACAAACAAAGTTAACGCTATAAATAGAATTGCTCATACAGGAGCTGTAAGAACAACCAAACAAGCAGTATCTTCTGGGATCGCATTACAAACAGAATTTGAATTATTGAACGCTAGATTATCTGAGAAAGCAGATAATTTACAAATAGCAGAAGAACAGCTTTTTAGAATTTATGCAATGTTCCAAGATGTTTCTTTTGATGGCGAGATCAATTATCCAGACTCATTTAATATTAGAGACTATGCTTATGACTTACAATATTTCTCAATGGCAAAAGCTATGAACTTACAATCACCAACTTTTAACAAAGAGGTAGATAAAGAAATTGCTAGAGCAGTACTTGATGATGATGAGAAACTAAATCAAGCTTTTGATGAGATTGATAGCCAAGCAGAAGTGGGCCAATTTACAGAAGAAGAAACTGAAGCTGAGAATGTTGAGGAAGAGCCTTTATCGTAAGCGAAGCTAGTTTTATTTAAATTTAGTTATCAAAATCTCTAGAAATGAGAGATTGACATTTATGTTTACTTTGTTTGATTTGATCTTTTTGCCCTAAAGTATGATGTTCAAAAACAAATCGATCTTCTATTCTTATATGAAATAAATCTTGTATTCGGCCATCTATAAAATCACCAATACAAATATTCATATATTTAGAACCATACGTCTCAGAATTCTTATCAATATCTGTAAAAATTTCTACAAACGCATAATCATATTTATTTATATGTTTATTGCCTAACTTTGGAGGCTGGTTTTTATTATTATTAGACATATATTATCCTTTTATTTTGTATAGCTTCGCTTTACGATGTTAAAGAGCTCATAAAAGAAAATGATCTTTTATAACCTATTATACCACATCGACTTTTCACAAATGGCCTAGAAGCTAGTAAAATGAAAAAAATTGAAAAATTGTATAAATAAGATATTGATTAATTTGAATTGTTTATTTCACTTTTTAAGGAACAGCGAAATTTACACATTTTTAAATAAGGATTAAAATGGCTGATAAAGTAGAAAAATTTACTTTTTATAGAATAAAAAATTTAGATAGAGCAGAACAAGAATATTACAAATCCCTCATAAGAACATTAGATAAAATAGAAAAAGATGTTATCGCTTTGGCTAGTAGAGATCTGCCAACTGATAAAGGTAAACTTATTGAACTCAAAGCTGCAATCGCTATTAGGCCCAAAATAAGAACTATATTATCTACTGAGTTTTTATCGTGGGCAGATACAGTGACTAAAAAAGGTTACAGCAAACAAGCTAAAAGGATTGAGAGAGCTTTTAAAGGTATAGGTAATATTCCACTAAAATTTCAACAACTTACAAAAGGTGATTTAGAACTTATTAGAAACCTTAAATTACAAAGCTTTACTCAATTTCAAGACGTATCAAATACCTTTACAAAAAGATTAGCTGATAAGGTTTATCAATCTACTTTAGTTGGTAGAGACTTTGTAGACTTAGAAGAAGAACTCAGGCAAACTATAAATGGTATTTATAGCCGGTCAAATGATGAAGAAGCTAACGATCTTGTTGATTTTGTTAATAAAAACAAGAACATAAAATCAAAACAATCAGAAGTTGATAAAGCAGTCCAAACCTTACAATCTAAATATGCTAGAACTAGAACTGGTGAAAATATGCGAAGATTTGCTAGTCAGTTGTTAGCAGATGGCTTGAGAGACTTTGATGCTCAAGTAAATAGTAAAAAAGCTTTAGATGCTGGTCTTACCTTTGTTAAATATTATGGAGATGTCATACCCACAACAAGGAGTCATTGTCGAAACATTATTAATGGTGTATATAAAAAACGAATCAGCAATGTATTTACAATCGAAGAAGCTAGACAATTATGGCAAAGATCGTGGGAAGGTAAAAAACCCGGTGATGCTTTGATAGTTCGTGGTGGGTATAATTGCAGACATTCGTGGAGTTACGTCAATCCTGATTGGTATGATAGTAACGGAAAACTAACAATATAAGGAGCTATATGAGCGAAGAAACAAAGCAAGTTGAAGCTACAGAAAATCAACAACCACAAGCAACAGAAACAAAACCAGAAGAAACTCAAGCAAAGCAAATGACTTTTACTCAAGAACAACTTGATAATATTATCAAAGGTAGAATTGAGTCTGAAAAAAGAAAATACGATAGAATACTTGAGGAGCAAAACAAAGCCAAAGAAGAGGCTATAAAACAAAAACAAATTGAAGAAGCTAAAACGAAATCTGATCTTGAAAAGGTTATGCAAGAACGCATATTAGAAAAAGATCAAGAAATCAAAAAGTTTAAAGATATGATGGCAAAAGAAAAAATAGATAATACTATTTTATCTGCTGCTGGAAAATATAAAGCTGTAAGCCCGGAACAAGTATCAGCTTTATTAAAATCAGAGATAAAACTTTCTAATGACAATCGAGTAGAAATCCTTGATCCGAATGGTAATATTCGTTATAACCCAAAAGGAGAACTACTTAACGTAGAAGATAGAGTTAAAGAGTTTTTAGATGCTAACCCACATTTCCGTCAAGGGTCTTTGTCTGGATCAGGAAGCCAGAGTAGTATTGAAGGTAAAGCTGTTAAACCTAGAGACATCAGCGAATATAATATGTCAGACCCAGAAGATCGTAAAAGATACGACGCAGAAGTGCGTAAAAAACGTGACTCTGGTTCTATTAAAATAAACTTAAATAATTAGGAGAAACACAAATGGCAAACGAAAGCACAAGCTCAACACTCAGTGAGTTATATACTGAGATTGTGGCGGAAGCTCAATTTGTTGCTCAAGAACAGTCAATCATGAGAAATCTTGTAAGAAATTATGCGATTTCAGGTGGTGGTAAAGCGGTAGAAGTGCCGATTTATGCAGCTGTATCAGCGGCAGCAGTTTCAGAAGCTTCTGACTTATCAAATACAGCTATTGATCCTTCTTCTGTAACAATCACTGCAAGTGAAGTTGGTGTTATGACAACATTAACAGATCTTGCTAGAAATGCAGCTCCAAGAAACGTGGCAGCTGACATTGGTAGATTGTTTGGTGAGGGAATAGCAAAAAAACAAGACACAGACATGACAGCTCTATTCGATGGTTTTTCAACCGCAGTTGGAGATGGTACTGCTGCAATATCCGCAGCAAGTATATTTAACGCAGCATCTACTTTAAGAGCAGCTGCATTAAACATCAACGAATGTGCTGTAGTCTTACACCCAAAAATTGCTTTTGACTTAAAAGCTAACTTAACTAACACATTTGCAAATTCAAACGCAAACGACTTAGCAAACGAAGCTTTAAGAAGCGGTTTTGTAGGAACTCTTGCTGGTATGAGAGTATTTGAAACTTCAAATATTTCAAACACTGGTAATGCTGGAGACTACAAAGGTGCAGCATTCCACAGAGATGCATTAGCAATGGCAGAAATGCAAGGGCTCAAGATCGAAACTCAAAGAGATGCGTCTCTAAGAGCAGACGAGATTGTAGCGACTGCTGTATATGGTGTCGGTGAAGTTCATGACTCTTACGGAGTAGAATTACACTTTGATTCATCAATTCAGTAAGTATAACTAACTAGAGGGGAGCAATCCCCTCTAGACAAAATAGGAGATTATATGCCCGGTGCAAAAGTAAAAATTAATAACCAAGAAACTGTTAAACTTGAGAGAAATGGAAAAATTATAACTAGGAAGTTTCTTGATTATCAAACAAACAAAAAAATTTATGAATTTAGAGGATTTAAGTTATATGAAGCAAAAATTGAACCAATTAAAAAAGATATTAAAAAGCCTAAAAGAAAAAGCAGTAAAAAAGATTAAGTGTCTTTTTTATATTTTCTTTGGTAATATATTTTGCAAATGCAAAGGAAAAAAGTAAATGGCTAATTATACAGGTGCAAACGTGATAACAACATCGGATGTTTTAAAATATCAACCTGATGCATTTGATTTTGGTATTTCTACCACTGCCACAGAAACAACAAATTTTTTAGCTCAAACTACTAATGATATTCTCAGACAATTAAGAATAGAATGGTGGCCTGTATATAAAACAAATGTTTACACAGATATTACTGTTCTTAATACTGTTGAAATGGTTGATACAAAAGTGAATTTAGATCAGTTTGAAAGAGCTGGTGTTTATTTATTTTTAGGAAGATTTTATTTACCAGCATTAACTAAATTCAGACCTGAAGCAGATAAGGATAGATTTGAGAGAATGGGTGAATATTACATGAGTGAATATAATAAAGAATTTAGATTTATATTAGAAGATGGTGTTGAATATGACTCTGATGCGGATGCTGCTATTTCAGTGAGTGAAAGAGAGCCTTTGCATGGTGTTCGTAGATTGATTAGATAATGGCCGCAACAATTACGTTGAAATCAAACGTTAAGTCTGTTCAAAAAAGATTAAATGATGTTTTTCGAAAATTTCCAAACATAACAAGAAAAGGACTGGGCCAAGCTGGGTTTCAACTAATAAAAATAATAAGGACTCTTACAAAAAAAGAACAAGATGTTCATAGAAGAAAATTTGCTCCATATTCTGAAAGCTATCTAAAACAATTACAAAAAGAAGGAAAACCAACTGCAATAGATTTATTTTATTCTGGTGATATGCTCGGATCGTTAACAACCAAAGTACACACTAGTAGAAAAGCCTCTGTTTTTTTTAATAGAAATGCAGAGGCTAAAAAAGCCTTATTTAATCAGGTATTAAGAGAACCTAAAAGGAAGTTTTTTGGATTTGACAAAAAGACTGAAAAGATAATACAAAGATCATTTATCAAATTTGTAGAAAAGGAATTGAGAAAGTTTAATAGATGAGCAAAAGAGAAAATATCGCAAATAATTTAATAACAGTTATAGATGCCATATCAAGCCCGGATATTATAAAAGCAACTAGACAACCTTTTGATATTGATGAGCTATCTGATAAGCAATACCCAGCAGTCATATTACAAACATCTGAAGAAAATAGACAGGATATTGAATTAGGTAGTGGAGCTCAAACAAGACAAGCAGAGCTTGATTTTGTATTGATGGGCTTTGTAAAGGGTGCTGAAGCTAATTTAGATACAAAAAGAAATGAGTTAGTTACAGCTATTGAAACAGCTATTGAATCTGATATTACAAGAGGTGGTAATGCATTAGATACTCAAGTTGTAAATGTTGAAACCGACGAGGGAGCTTTGTTTCCTATTGGTGGTATTAGAATGACAATAAGAGTTTTATATACGTTCCAAGCCGGGACACCATAATGAAAGGATAAGCTATGGCTAAAGTTGATAAATTAATAGAAAAAATAGAAAAATCACTAGATAAAAAAGAAGAGCTTATGGATAAGATTTCTTTTGAAACTGAAAATATCAAGGATTTATTAGGTGAGTTAAGGGATGAGGTTGATGAGCCTCAAGACTGGGATGATGATAATTCAGATATTGACGATGAAGAAGAGTTTGAAGATGAGGAATAATCTGTTATAAAACATTATGGCTAAAGATTTAAAATTAGAAAAAGATGGACAAGTAATAACAATCAATGAACTAAATCTTGATAATTACATTAGTCTTGGTTATAAACTCGTTGATAATAATAAACCAAAACCAAAAAAGGAAAATAAAAAATGGCAACACACCACGGAAAAGAAGGAGTCGTAAAAGCTGGAGGAACAGCTATTGGTGAAATCACTGGTTTCACTTTAGAGACTACAGCAGATGTTGTAGAGGATACTCAATTATCAGATGCAGCAAAAACATTTGTAGCTGGGAGAACAAGTTTTTCAGGTACACTTGATATGCACTATGATGAGACAGATTCACCTCAACAGACTTTGACTACTGGATCTTCTATTGCTTTTATCTTATTACCAGAGGGTGCAGATTCAGGAGATGAAAGTTTTACTGGATCAGGTATCGTAACAGGTATGAATGTAACTAACGCAATGGATGGAATCATATCAAGAAGTGTTACTTTTCAAGGAACTGGAGCATTGACAAGAGGTACTGTATAATAATCTTTTATGAGTCTTATAGACAAACTTAAAGATGATTTTCAGAGTCTTGGCGTTCAGTCAATGGACATTGAACATAAAGACGGATCTGTATCTAAGGTTTATTGGAATCCAATCACACTTTCTGAAAAGAAAAAGCTGTTTGATAAATCAACAAATATCAATGATGTTAGTTTATTAGCTGACATTGTGGTTATGAAAGCCATTGATAAAGATGGAAAAAAATTATTTTCTTTAGAAGATAAATTAAGTCTAATGCATAGTGTCAACAGCGAGACGATAGCGAATGTTGCAACAGCTATGGTTCAAACTCTCAATCCTGAAGACGTAAAAAAAAAGTAAATACTGACACAAACCTAAAAAATATGTTAATAGTAGCCGACAGGCTAAAAATAACATTGACTCAACTTTTAGATATGCCTGAAGCTGAATATAATATATGGTTGGGTTATTTGATGTATGAGCAAGAGGAGCATAACAGGAAGAGCAATCTGAGGTAATGGCAAATTTAAAAATTAATATATTAGCGAATGATAAAACGAAAGCTGCTCTTAGTAGTGTTCAAGCCGGTCTTGGTAGATTAAGATCTAGTATTTTTTCTATTCAATCTGCATTGATTGGTATTGGTGGTGGACTTGCTGTCAGATCATTAGTGAATGTAGGTAGCGAAGTTGAGAACCTTGGTGTTCGATTTAATTTTTTATTTGGTAACGTTAAAGAAGGTACAAAAGCTTTTAACAATTTAATTGGCTTTGCAGCTAAAGTTCCTTTTTCATTAGCAGAAATATCAACTGCTTCTGGTAACTTAGCTGTCGTTGCTAAAGATGCAGATGATTTAACTCGTATATTAAAGATTACTGGTAACGTTGCAGCTGTTACTGGATTAGATTTTAGACAAACAGCAGAGCAAATTCAAAGAGCCTTTGCTGGTGGTATAGCAGCAGCAGATGTATTTAGAGAAAGAGGAGTTAGAGCTTTATTAGGTTTTGAAGCTGGGGTGCAAAAAACAGCAGCAGAAACAATCGAAGCTTTTGAAGCTACATTTGGGCCAGATGGTAAGTTTGGAAAAGCCACCGAAGTTCTTGCAACTACATTTACTGGAACTTTATCAATGTTATCAGATAAATTGTTTAAGTTTAGGTTAGAAACAAACAGAGCTGGTTTTTTTGATTTTATTAAAAACGCATTAGTAGTCGTTAATAGAACTATTGAGACAAATGCAAAAGCAATGGCAGAGTTTTCTAATGCAGTCGGCCAAGGTTTAGTTACATTTATCAAACAGGCTTTACTTGGTACTGCTGCCCTTATAGATGCGATAAGACCATTATTCTCTATCATAGGTATAGGAATATCAGGTCTTTTAGAAGTCATAAGGGGTTTACCTCCGGGTATTAGAGAAATGGGTATTTTAGGTTTCTTATTACTAGGTCGTACTGGTAAAATAGTTGTTGTTGGTATTTTTGGTTTAATGAAACAGATGGGTGTTAACCTTGATGAGATAACTAATAAAATTTTCGGTCAACACAAAGCTGCTATGGAAATGGGCCCAGCTTTTAAAGTTATAAACGAATTTTTAAAAAAAATAGACGAAAATATAATACTATCAAAAGAACAAATGACTAAGCTTATGAAGGAGCTAGGCAAGGTTCAAAAACTTGCAAAAGATACTGGAATATCATTTAGAAAAATTGGCGAGACTATTGGAGAAAAAATTAGAAAAGATTTAGAGTCGGTAAATGAGACAATAGGTAAATTTATATTAGCGGGTGTTCAAAATTTCTCAAGAGCATTAGCTGAAGCTGTTGTTCTTGGTAAGCAATTAAACAGTTCTATGAAAGAGTTAGCTCAAAAACTTTTAGTTGACATGGTAGCTTTTACTATTCAATTAATTATACAAAGAAAAATAGAGGCTATTTTGGTAAATATGGGAATTATTAAAGAACGTGAAAAATTAAACTTGATAAAAAATCAAACTTCAGAATTAAAAAAACAAGCTGCAATAAAAGCTGTATCAGCAATGTTTGGTATTCCTATGTTTGCGAAAGGTGGAGCTGTATCAAAAGGCAGACCAGTTATAGTTGGAGAAAGAGGGCCTGAGTTGTTTGTACCAAATCAAACAGGTCAGATAACACAAAACGCAAGAGGACTAGGAGGTCAAGGTGCTGTGGTTAATTTTAACATTACTACTTTAGATGCTTCTGGATTTGAGGATATGCTCGTCAGATCAAGAGGCACAATATCAAATATTATAAATCAATCGTTAAATGAAAAGGGAGTAACTAATTTAGTATAATGAGTGGTGCATTTCCAATAAGTAATTCTAAATTCTCAACTATGGGAATCAGATCAATACAAAATACTATTATATCTAAATCAGATAGTGGTAAAAAATTAGCTCGTCAAATTGATGGTCAAAGATTTGCTTTTACTGCAAGAATTATTACTGCAAAGCGAGATGATGTTTATGGTGAGTTGATGGCATTTATAGTAAAGCAAAGATCAGGAAAAGAAAACTTTACTATAATACCCCCCGAAATAGAGGATGCTAGAGGTAATGAAACAGGAACAGTATTAGTTAATGGAGTTCACGCAGTCGGAGATACAACAATTGCCATGGATGCTTTTGCTGCAGATGGAGCTGGTAGATTCAAAGCTGGTGATTTTATAAAGTTTGCAAGTCATGATAAAGTTTATATGGTTGTTTCAGATGTTACTAGTTCTTCAAATGCTGCCACAGTTACAATAGAACCTCCTTTAATTTCTGCATTAGCTGATAATTCTGAGGTAACTTATGATAATGTTCCATTTACAGTTTTTCTTACTAACGATATTCAAGAATTTGGAGCAACAGGATCAAACGCATCAGGAGATTTATTATATGAATTTGAACTAGATGTTGAAGAAGCCTTATAAAATTAAATATTGGATTAATGTTGATATGTTAGCAGAAGATACAATTCATCTTACAGATGATGAAGCTGAAAAGCTAAATCTAAAACAATATGAATTTCCATCAGAAAGTGGTAAATATAAAGTAATTGGTAAAATCAAAGTAAACAGAAAGACAATAGAAAATGACGAGAAGCCTATCGACAGCAATAAAGAATGAACTTGCAACTAATAATATTATTCCAGTTCATCTTATTACTATTGGTTTTTCTACTCCAGTTAATATAACAGATTGTTCTTTTTCAATAACGAGTTCTGTATCAGGATCAAGCGTTACATATAATGCAAGTGATTTTATACTAGGTATTTCAAATTTTACTGAAGAAACAGATGTTACAAAAACAAGTTTAACCATATCCTTATCTGGAGCAGATCAAACATTTATATCAACTGTATTAAATGAAAATCTTGTTAATGATTCAGTCCAAATTTTTAGAGGTTTTTTAGACAGTTCAAATGCTTTGATTGCAGATCCTTTCTTATTATACGATGGTCAAGTAGATTCTTTTTCAATATCAGAGTCAAAAAATGAAAGTTCAGTAAGTTTAGTTGTCGTATCTCATTGGGCAGATTTTGAAAAAACATCTGGTCGCAAAACTAACAACACATCACAGCAAAGATTTTTTTCAGCAGATGTTGGTATGGATTTTAGTTCAGAAACAGTCCAAGATATTAAGTGGGGTAGAGTATAATGGGACTAGGAAAAATATTTAAATCAGTAACAAAAGTATTTAAAAGTGCAATTAAAATTATTACAAAGCCTCTTTCTTGGCTATCACCGCAAGTTGATATTGAAGATTTTGGAACAGGAGAGTTTGATGATTTTGAAAAAGGTATATTACTCAATAAACAATCAAATGACGCAAATATTCCTGTCATATATGGAACTCGATTAGTTGGAGGTACTAGAGTTTTTTTAGAAACATCAGGGACAGATAACACTTATCTTTATATGGCCCTTGTTTTAAGTGAAGGTGAAATAGATGATATTACTGAAATTAGAGTTGATGATAAAGTTGTGACTTTTTCAGCTGATATAGCTGATAACACTCAAATTACTGTAAATAGTTCTGATGCCAACTTTTTTAAAAACAGTGAAAGTTTAATTTTACTAGAGCCTCACTATGGATCAGACTCTCAATCTGCATCTAGTTTACTTTCAACATTAAGTAGCTGGGGATCAAATCATAGACTAAGAGGTTTAGCTTATTTAGCATTAAGATTTACTTGGAATCAAGACGCATTTAATGGGATACCAAAAGTCCAAGCTGTGGTAAAAGGTAAAAAGGTGGTTTTTTATAATTCAAGTTTAGCTGCTCAAACTGCAGCTTTTAAAACTAACCCAGCATGGTGTTTATTAGATTATTTAACGAATGAGAGATATGGAAAAGGTTTATCTGTATCTGACATTGATTTGCAATCTTTTTATGATGCTTCAGTAATAGCAGAGACTCAAGTTACTCCATACTCAGGAGCAAGTGATATTAATATATTTGATTGTAATGCAGTTATTGATACCTCAAGAAAAGTTATTGAAAACGTAAGAGATTTTTTAAAAGGATGCAGAGGATATTTGCCATATACTGCTGGTAAATATAAATTGGTAATAGAAAAAACTGGATCAGCTTCTATAACATTGACTGAGGATGATATTATAGGTGGCTTTGAATTATCAAGTCCAAGCAAAAATGATAAATATAACAGAGTTATAGTTTCTTTTGTAAATCCTGACAGAAATTTTCAAGTAGATGAGGTTCAGTTTCCACCAATTGATGACTCTGGTTTAGCAAGTGCAGATCAACATTCAACTATGAAAACTGCCGATGGTGGTTTTTTATTAGAAGGTAAATTTGATTTTAAAACAATAACCTCTCCTTACCAAGCAGAAGAGATGGCAGAAATTATTTTACGAAGATCTAGAGAAGCAATTGGTTTAAGTTTGAGAGTTGGATTTGATGCATATGATTTAGCAATCGGAGATATAGTTGCTATAACTCATGCATCATTAGGATTTAGTGCAAAAAATTTTAGAGTTCTTGGTATTACTTTTAACGAAGATTATACAATCAATTTAACATTAATTGAACATCAAGACAGTCATTATACATGGGCCTCAAAAGCTCAAGTATCAAGTACTCCATCAACAAACTTACCAAATCCATTTAGTATACAACCTCCGGCTTCTGTTACTTTATCAGATCAACTTATTGAATATAATGATGGAACAGTTATTGTTGCTTTAGACATTGCTATTGGAGCAAGTCCTGATTCTTTTATAGATTTTTATCAAGTTGAATATAAATTAAATACAGACTCAAATTTTATTATTTATGCTCAAGGCTCTGGGCTAAATCACAGAGTTTTAAATGTTATTGACCAACAAACTTATGATGTAAGAGTTAAAGCAGTAAATAGTTTAGGTGTCTCATCAACTTATGTTTCAGCTCAAAGACAAATAGTGGGTGCGATTGCACCACCTTCAGATGTCGAAAATTTTACTTGCAATGTTTCAGGTCAAGATGCTCATTTAAGTTATGATGCTGTGCCTGATCTTGATTTAGCGTTTTATCAAATAAGATTCTCGACATTAACAGATGGTACTGCTGAATGGTTAAACTCCGTTAATTTAGTTACTAAAGTTTCAAGACCAGCTACATCAATAACTGTACCAGCAAGGGTTGGAACTTATCTTATTAAAGCGGTTGATAAATTAGGAAACTTTAGTTCAAATGCTACAGCAGTTATTTCTAATGTAGTAAGTACAACTAATTTTAATGCAGTAAGTACAGTCAACGAACACCCAACATTTTCAGGAACTAAAAATAGTGTTGTAATATCAGATGATGCAATAATACTAGACTCAAGTGAATTATTTGATGCAGCTAGTGGAAATTTTGATGATGAAACCACAAGATTTTTTGATTCAGGAGTTGCAAATGCAGACTTTTTATCTTCAGGCAATTATGAATTTGCAAATGTCATTGACATTGGAGCAAAACACACAGTGAGAGTAACAGCTTCACTAACTCAAACAGCAAGAAACCCAGATGATTTATTTGACAATAGAACAGGTAATTTTGATGATGCAAAATCAAACTTTGATGGTGATGCCCCGGCTAATTGTGATGCTCATTTAGAAATTGCAACCTCAGATGATAATTCTACATTTACGTCATTTCAAACTTTTGTTATAGGAAACTATACAGCAAGATATTTAAAATTTAGGCTTGTATTAACGTCTAGTGATTTAGCTTCTACCGCTGTTGTTTCAGAGGCTAGTGTAACAGTCGATATGCCAGATAGAATATTTAGTGAGGACAATATATCATCAGGCACATCTACAAAAACAGTTACATTTGCTTCACCATTTAAATCTACAAACTATGCAGTTGGTATTACAGCTGAAAATATGGCAACAGGAGACTTCTTTACAGTCTCAAACAAAACTGTTAATAGTTTTGACGTTTTATTTAAAAACTCAAGTGGAACTAATATATCAAGAACTTTTGATTTCATTGCAAAAGGATTTTAAAAGGAGTATAACAAATTATGGCACAGGCAACAGATTTTACAATAGCAAACCAGTCGTTTCCAAATTTTAGAACTGATCTAAATTCAGTTTTATCTGCAATCAATACAATGAACTCAGGGACATCAAGACCATCATCTGCTGTAGCTGGTACAATGTGGCTTGATACGACTTCAGCTACTTCCCCAACGATAAAATTCTTTGATGGATCAGATGACATTAGTTTTGCAACAATAGATTATAGTGCAAACACAGTTAATTTTATAGATAGTACAGTAGCATCTGATTTAGTAAATGATACCACACCTCAACTAGGGGGTATGTTAGATGTTAATGGTAATGCTATTGGAGATGGGACTTTAGAATTATTAAAATTTTCAGAAACGGGATCAGCAGTCAATGAATTTACAATCACCAATGCGGCAACAGGAAATAATCCTGTTTTATCTGCAACAGGCGGAGATACAAATGTTGGTTTAGAATTTACAGCAAAAGGAAGTGGATTTATTAAATTTAACGATTTAGCCTATATTCCACAACAAGCATTAACTTCATCATCAAATGCAGTAGCTTGGGACGCACAAGCAAAGCCTAACGCATATCATTTAACTACTGAAAATACGACATTCTCTGCACCAACAAACAATGTTGAAGGATCTTTTATTTGCTTAGAAATTAATTACAATGGTTCACACACAATCGCATTTAACACTGTATTTGAATTTGCGGCTTCTACTGCACCAACATTTACTTCAACAGATGGTAAAACTGATATATTAGTTTTTAGATACAATGGGGCAGTGTGGCAAGAAGTGGGCAGAACTTTGAATCTAAGCGAGAGTTAATATGTACGCATTAGTTATAGATAACCAAATAGAAAAAATGATTACTGCACCAAAATCATTAGTGATTGGTGATGTAAGATACCCAGCAAAAATATTTCAACTTTGGACAAAAGATGAAAAAGAAGCGATTGGAATTTATGAAGTTGTAACAGATTTATCTAATTTTAAAGATGAAGAATATTACGTTAATACAAATGAGGAATATAATTTTGCAGATGGACAAGTCACTAGATCGTGGGGAACTGCAACAGCTAAAAATATTACAGATACTTTATGGACTCAAACAGATGCAGATAATGGTTTTTTACCAGAGGACAAAGAAGTTGGAGATGTAAAAACTGAAGGGTTAAAAACACAAAAGAAAAGAATTGTAAAACAACAAGCTGAAGGCTTATTAGCACCCACAGATTGGTATGTTGTAAAAGCAACAGAAGTTGAGGATTATTCTGTACCATCTAATATCACAACATTTAGGTCAGCAGTAAGAGCCAAATCAAATGAAATGGAAACAGCGATTGATAATGCGACTGATGTAGATGCTTTAAAAACTTTATATGATTACACCGAGCAAGAAGATGGAAGTGTAACAAGACCATTAGGCGAATTTCCAACATTGGAGAACTAATGTCCGCACCATTAATTTTAGGAACTAACTCTATTAAGGATACAGGTTTTAGCGTAGATAATTCAGTTAGACTTGATGGTACTGATGATCATTTTAGTAGAACATTAACACAAGCGGGAACATCTAATAAGGCTTTTACTTTTTCTTGTTGGATAAAAAGAAGTAAGAGAAATACAGATGTGCCAAGATTAATGCACATGGGTGGAAGCAGTGCATCACCAACTCATTATTTTAGAATTGCTTTTAGAGATGATGGAAGTGGTGCTTTACAACAATATCACGAAGCAAATGGTGGTGGTTTTCAATTAACGACAAACAGATTATTTAGAGATGAATCTGCTTGGTATCACATTGTTGTTGCTGTTAACAGTGCGGCTACAGAATTAATTGATAGACAAAAAATATATGTCAATGGTGTTCAAGAAACTTCAATGTCGTCATCAACTGGTATGTCTTATAACGAAAATTTAGGATTTAACGATTCAGGTGATGTCATTTATCTTTTTAGAAAACAACAAGACTCAGATCACTTTCCAGGGTACGCTTGTGAAGTTGCTTTTATAGATGGACAGCAACTAACTCCCACATCATTTGGAGAGTTTGACTCGGATACTCCATCAATTTGGAAACCAATAGATTTTAAAGATGATGTTACTTTTGGTACAAACGGGTTTTATCTTGAATTTAAAGATAGTTCTGCTTTAGGTGCTGATACGTCTGGGAATGGTAATAATTTTAACTATAATTTTGGTGCAACAAATCAATCTACAGATACTTGCACAAATAATTTTGCAACATTAAATTCTTTAACGACTTGGACAGGTGGCAGTAGTCACGTATTATCAGAAGGAAACACTATAATTACTATCGGTGGTACAACTGAAAAAAGAGCTGTTTTAGGGACAATCGGATTCACTAAAGGAAAATGGTATTGGGAAGTTAAATATGTTTCAAAAACAGGAGATAATTATTCAACCATTGGAATTACAGATGCAAATACAGATGAACGTAATGGTTACGGAGAATATGATTATGCTTATAGAGGGGAGTATTCATCTGGCGGATTAAAAGTAAATAATTCAACATTTACTTCATACGGAGATACTTGGACTGTTGGAGATATTATAAGCGTAGCTGTTGATTGTGATAATAATTATATTTATTTTGCAAAAAATGGAACATATCAAAATTCTGGTGATCCAACAAGTGGTTCAAGTGGTACAGGTGCGGCTTTTAATATAGTAGATGCTTCTAATACTGATGGGGGACAATACTTACCTTGTATTGGAAAACAAGATTCAGCTGATCCAGTTTTTAATTTTAATTTTGGTAATCCTACCTTTTCTATTTCATCAGGCAACTCAGATGCAAGAGGACACGGCAATTTTTCATATGCTCCACCATCTGGCTATTTTTCCCTGTGTAGTTCTAACCTTGCGGAGTTTGGATAATGGCTTACACAACTATAGACGATCCAACAATTTATTTTGACACCTTAACATGGACAGGTAATGATGCTGATTCTAGGGATATAGGCGGTTTAAACTTCCAACCAGATTGGGTTTGGTGTCGCCGAAGAGATGATGCTGCGGGTCACAATTTATTAGATGTTGTTAGAGGTGCTGGTGAAAATTCTGAATTAGCATCTAGCACCAATGGTGCTGAAGGATCTAATGCACAAGATCGTTTTGGTTATCTTAGTGCATTTTTATCAGATGGTTTTAGAGTTGAAGATGGATCAGAAGCATCAGGTGATAAAGCTTACTGGAATCAAAACAGTGCAAGTTATGTTTCTTGGAATTGGCTTGGTGCTGGAACTACACCATCAAAAACTTATGTTGTTAAAGTAGTATCTGACAGTGGCAACAAATATAGATTTGATGATTTTGGAACGAGTGCAATTACATTAGAATTATCAGAAGGTGGCACATTTAGATTTGACCAGTCTGATAGTTCAAACTCAGGACACCCACTAAGATTTTCAACAACTTCAAACGGAACTCATGGTGGCGGATCAGAGTATACAACTGGAGTTACAACAAATGGTACTCCGGGTTCAGCTGGTGCATACACTGAAATAACAGTAGCGGCTTCTGCCCCAACATTATATTATTACTGTACAAATCACTCTGGTATGGGTGGACAAGCAAACACACCGACTACAAATAGTTTTACAAACGTAGATGGGAGTATTCAAGCTAACATCTCACCCAATACCACTGCTGGATTTAGTATTCTTACTTGGACAGGAACAGGCTCAAATGCTACTTTAGGTCATGGGTTAGGTGCTACACCTAAATTAATTTTTTGTAAAAGAAGAAGTTCAACAAAAAACTGGATAAACTATGATGTAGTTAATGGTGCTACTAAATTTACAAATTTGAATGACACTTCAGTTGGTACAAGTTCAAGTGTTTTTAATAATACAGAGCCAACAACTTCTGTTTTTTCAGTTGGTACAAATACTCATGTAAATGAATCTTCCGCAACTTATGTCGCTTATTGTTTTGCAGAAAAACAAGGTTACTCAAAAATAGGAAGCTACACTGGTAATGGCTCTAGTGATGGAACTTTTCTTTACCTTGGTTTTAAACCTGCACTTGCTATTATAAAAGATATTACATCTACCGATCCATGGCACATGATTGATAATAAACGTAGTCCAAGAAATTTAGTAAAAGAAAGATTATTTCCAAATAATAGTAATGCAGAAAATACATCTGCTGATATTTGTGATTTTGTATCTAATGGCATAAAGTTCAAGGGTACAAATGATGGATTTAATGGATCAAGAAATTATCTTTATTACGCAGTAGCCGAGTCACCTTTTGTAAATTC